GTGCGCGGCTTCGCCTATGGCGGTTCGCCCGCACCTGTGGGGTTCGCGCCCGCACCTGACGCTAACCTGCGGATTGGGGAGCAGATAGCGGCGGCGTTGAGTGAGTGGAAGCCGGTAGTGGAAATATCGGGCACGAAATTCTGGGGCGTTATGGCTGAGTCGCGTACCCGCGCACGCCGGTAAAGATAAGAGGAAATGAAGGAAAGGAGGGGCGGCGCATGTCTAGGATGTGGATAGGGCGGCCCGCAACAATGGTGCCCGTGAAGGGGTACTCAGAGGTGACAACCACCCGAACACTGGTGAACCGGATCGACACAGACCCGCTCACGGGTGTGCGCCGAACCTCCTTCTACGGGCCTCCCCGCAGTATGCGTGAGATGCGCTGCACCTGGCGGGCTGAGGGTGAACAGCTCGGGATGATTGAGGGGTTACTAAACCTGTCCATGCTCGGCGGTTCGCTAGTAGGCCCGGCCACCCCGATCACGGTCATACCGGCCGGGGCGGAGCATATCAACGTCATGCCCCCGCGCACCTCACTGCTGCTGGATACTTACGGGGCGGTGTATTCCCCCATGATGGTTGATTCTGGCGGGCACGGCATCATATGGCCCGGCGGCACATCGGTGACAACCCCGACGTTTGTTAGGCAGGACATTCCGTTTCCGTGGGGCGGTGAGGTGGTGAACATCTCATGCGTGCTAGAGGATGACTCATACCTGCGCATCTGGTGGGGCGGCGGCCAGGCAGGCCAATTCGGTGTAACCACCGTGAACGGGCCGGGTAAGGGCGCGGGCGTGCACCGTAGGGAAGCCTACGTGCTAGTCCCCAAAGCCTGCACCCTCTACGGCGTACAGTTGAGCGGGACAGGCACCTGCGCATCAATGGTGCTAGGGCGCGAAAAGAAGCCCTGGACGGTAGGCGAAACGCTAATGGGCGGCATCGTGGATGATTACGAGGTGAAGCCGCTCTACCGGGGCGGCAACAAGAACATTTCAGAGATCACATGCACGATCAAGGAGACAGGGAGCGGTAGCTAATGGGTGCTGAAAATCCGGGGCCTACCCAAATCTGGGGGATGCAAGCCAGTAAGTCGTATGTGCGGCAAAAGGGTGTGCGCATCATCTACGCCCGCATCTATGTCGGCGGCTCCGATGAAGGTATGCACCAGGTGGAGATTTCTTCCGCGATGTCGGGTGACCTGCCTGGCCGCCTGGCTATCACCTCGGGGTTCAATCAGTCTACGGGAACTATTACATGGCAGATGACCGATGCGACACCGAACCTTTGGACGGGGTTTTCTGGTGGGCTGCGTGTCCCGAAAATCGGTGAGCGCATCGAAATTGACATGTCTCTTTCCCCGTCGGATATACCCGGCCCTAATAAGTGGGTGAGGGTTTTCACGGGCCGTGTGGATTTTAACGAGGTTCAGGACGGTAACCAGCTAGTCACCCACATTGTGGATGACTGGGACAAGTTCGGTAAGGGTGTGGATGTTCTGCCGCTGCTGCGGCACATGCCCGGCCGCAAGAACAGCGATTTTAAGACTTTCACACCCGGCTGCTCTATCAACTGGGTTGTGTGGGATGTTCTGGATCAGTGCGGTTACGCGGTGTCCCCGGCGTCTAAGGTTCCTCTCGGTCATGATAAGCGTGTGGTGATGCACGCACCCTTGCAGGGCACTATGTGGACTGCCCACGAGAGGGGTAAAGGCGCGTGCGTGAAAGCGGGGCCTACCGAGGAAGTATACGATGCCTCACCTTCCTTTGCGTACCATGATAGCGGCGAATGCTACCTTTTCAAGGGCTGGGGGATCTATGAGAACTGGGCAGAGAACCGGAACCTGCGGGGAACGCAGCCGATCATGGTTAGGTTCCGTGTGGGCGCCGGGCACACCGGTAAATTCACGCTCAAGCTGACGGTGGGCGGTAAGAAGGTCGCTATCACCCTTGAGGGGAATAAGAGGCTGTCTGTGCACCCCGGGAATAATCCGCAGTATGGGGATTTTCTGGTGCCGAAAGATGGCGTCGTGGAGTTCCTGATGCATGTGAACGGGCGTTGGGAGACGCGGCTAGGGGTTGAGGGTACGCCCGGCCCTAGTGGCGTGCATGAAAGGTGGTGGGGGCCAAACAGTGAGGTCGGTAACTGTGAGATTATCGCCGAGCTAGGGTGTGAAATATCCGATGTTCTGGTAGCTATGGAGCCGCTGCCGCTATCGGGTAGGAAGCAGGCGCATGTGCGCATCCCCGACTACCTGAATAACCCTTACTGGACGCCTTCGGTGCGTAGCCGTAAGGCGTCTGAGTTCCTTGAAGAATTGGGTGAACTGATTCACTGCGCGATGTGGCTTGATGCGGCGGGCGAGTTCCATTTCAAACACGGAACAATGCTACGTGAAGCCATGGAGAAGGGCGTTATCTCCGCCGATGATGTGGTGGACTACACGCTCAAGCAGGATATTCTGCGCTCCGGGTCTGCGGTGCGGGTGAAAAGCAAAATCACATGGATTTCCAACATGGGCAGCATTGGGAAGATTCACCGCGCCACACTCTGGCAGGGCACCGGGCAGTCCATCCTGGGCAATGAGGTTGTTGAAGAGTTTATCGGCCCGGACGAGAACGAAGACTGGTTCGAGCTGGACGACGACATTATGTGGAACCTGCATAATTTCTTCAACACACCCATATCCCAGCACGGGAACGGGTGGAAGCGTGAGATAGAGAAAATCTACTACGGCTCCTGCTATTTCACTATCGGACAGAACGGGTACACGGGCTATATTGCCGCCCCGAGGATTGAGCGGCTCGCCTGGTGGCGGTGGAAGCTCACGATTGATAACAAAGCAGTGTTCGGGAACGGGGGAGAATCCTCCCGATCCACGATGCAGTTCCCCGTGAACAACCGCACCATGCCAGGCACCTATGAAGACATGTGGGGCGAAAAAATGCCGATCATACGCGGCGGCGCTAAGGCGAAAGCTAAAGATGATGGTGACGCCGTTGTTCTCGGGCCGCTGCGTGAGGCACCGGAGCTTGAGATAGACGCCGGCATTTGGGCGGGCAGCCGCGAACGTGCGCTTGAGCTTGCTAAGGATGTGGCCGCGTGGCTATCAGATTCTAAAGCAGTTTATTCAGACTCTATAAACGTGAATTTCGACCCCGGTTACCGTGTGGGCGATGTATACCGGTGGGAGGTGCCGGGTCTTAGTACCCGCGTTTATTGTCTCGTCCTGGGTGTTGAGCACCGCCCGGGGGAGGATCGCACCGAACTTACGGTGCGCACTTACATGCAGTTAGAGTAGGAGAATTTGTATGGCTGAGTACTGTACGGTGACAGCTAATTTCTTAACAATGCAGGAGCGGGGTGGTGCCCCGGTTCCTGTGTCTGGGCGTGTGGAGTTCACGCCGACCGCGCACGCTTTTAGTGGTGACGCCGTGTTTACGCAGGCGGCTCGCACCGGGTACGTGGTGGGCGGTGTTTTGTATGATTCGCCTGACGCTACTACCGCTGGTGTGCGGCTTGTTGCCCCGTCTCCTGGCGTGTCGCCGGAGCGTTTCGGGTATAAGGTTGTTGCGCATCTGCGTGATGGTGAGGGCCGCCCGGCCCCTTACCCGTGCGGGTTTATTCACCCTACGGCGGGTGCGGTACTGAATCTTGCTGAGCAGGCCCCGGTACCTGATCCTGGCTCGCCGTCGGGGTGGTCTGCGCGTGGGCCGCGTGGTGAGGTCGGGCCGCCGGGTGTGCAGGGTGAGCGTGGCTTGCCTGGGCCGCAGGGAGAGCCGGGGCCTCCCGGCCCGCCTGGTGCGCCGGGGCAGCCGGGCCGTGATGGTGGGGCGTTTGATGATTCAAAGATTCTTCGCCGCCTTGAGGCTCTTGAGACGGCACCGAAGCAGACGGCACCCGCTCAGTCTGGTTACAGTGTGAGCGTGATTGACGCCCCCTATGGTGCAGACCCTACGGGTAAGGCTGATGCTACTGCTGCGATCCAGGCGGCTATTGATGCTGTGTATGCTGCTGGGGGTGGGGCTGTCCGCATCCCAGCCGGTAAATATGTCGTCAGCTACCCGTTCATCAAGCTCAAGGGGTTTGTGCAGGTTATCGGCGATGGTGACGGCACCCAAATCCTAGCATCGGACGGCACGCCTATCACTGAGAAGACCGGAGTTTTCCACACCGGAACATGGAATGAGCGTGCCCTAGACCCCGACCTTATTCATTTCGGTGTGTCTAGCGTTTGGATTCGCGCCCACCGGACAGGCCGTAACCACCAGGCGGCCATACCGAACCTATGCGGCGTGCTACTGAACACCGACCTTGGGGATTCCCCTGCGGAGCCGGACGCCGCCCCGACCATGAATAATGTGAAGGTGTGGGACATGGAGAACGGGGCCGCGATCCTTGGCCGCGACGACCAGGCAATGGACGTGTGGAACCTCAAGATACGCAACACGCTGCAGGCCGGGCTTGTTGTGGGTAAACCTGATGGGCACCCCGAGCTGGTGGCGAAGGTTGCGGGCGGGAATGGCGGCGCCGATAACCAGTTCTTCGGGCTGAATGTCGGCGGGGCGAATCAGTCACAGGGTGGTTACGCCGGTGTTGAGTTGTATACGTCTCAGTGCACTTTTGTTCATTGCCGTGTTTGGTTTACGCACCGCGCCGCATCGTGGCAGCAGATATACGCGCTTCCTGTGGCTTCGGTTGATGGTGCGGATATTACTGCTGGCGCGCCGCAGGGTGAGAACCGGGCCGCTCAGAAAGACGGCTCGGGATGGTTTATTAAGGGAACTAAGTGTATTTTCACGGGCTGTTTGGCGCAGGAGAACGGGGGGCACGGGTTCCTTGTTTATTGGGGGCAGAATCAGCTCACGAATTGCCGCGCCGAATCGTCCTCTTACCGCGACACGGTTCACGGGTCTGCCCGTGAGGGTGACGCCGCCGATTTCTATATTGCGAACGGCGGGGCTGACGGCACTATTATTACCGGCTGCATTTCGCAGAAGGTTGGGGGGCGTGGCACCGGTGCCCGCTGGGCCTTCTACATTGAAACTTGGTTCAAGGGCCTCACGATTACTGGGTGCGCAGCTAAGGATGTTGCAGGCCCGGCCGGTTCTGAGACTGGGCCGGTGCGGTGGCGATCCCCGCAGGGTGATAACGTCTTTATCCAGGTGGATACGGTGTTTTTCACTACCCGTAAGGCTGGTGCTGGGTTGCAGGGGCCGAAAGGCGACCCTGGGCCGAAGGGCGCGGACGGGGTAGGGGTGCCGCAGAAGCTTTCTATCGCTGGTAGTGAGCTTACGCTCTCACCTGATGGGGGTACCGTCACACTGCCTTCTACTGATTTATCTTCTCTTGTTTCTATGGCTGATGCGCTTGCCCGCCGGGTAGAGGCCCTGGAAGCCCGCCCACAAGGCGGCGGTGGCGGTGGGGCTGTTCAGGACACGGGTGTACGTCTGCTAGAGACTATCAGTGTAAGCGGCGGCCTGTGCGATGTCCTGATACGCCGCGTTGGCAGCGTGGTTCAAGCGTGGATGGTTACTACAAATCCTGAGCGCAAACAAGGTTCATCAGGGCCGCAATTCACAAAGCAGAACGTTGTTTTAGAAAGTAAGACCCTGCCGAAGGGATTCTTACCGGCGCTCGGGGCGATACCGAATTACCCCGAGCGGGGCGGCGGCCCTCGGTATTCGCATGATAACCGTTTCGCAGTGTCGGCTATTGTCACGTCGAATATCGGGAACGGGCAACCCTACCAGGTCGGCACACTCGGGTTTTTCACGTGGTTTAATAACCTGGTGATGCGCCTCGACCGTAACACTAACCGTGCCGTCATGGGTTCGCTTACGTGGACGACTACAGACGCATGGCCCGCAGTTCTCCCAGGGACAGCGTATGAGGGGTGATGATGACTACTAATATTCCACCCGATTTCTGGGTTGCACTCATGGACGTTCTTAAGGCGGCTGCCACTCTTTCGGCGGCCGCTTTCGTATCATGGGCCGCTGTGAAGCTGAAAGATGTGCGGGCGGGCCTACACAGGGTTGAGCACCAGGTGAAGAATCACCACAAGACGAACCTTCGTGACGACATAGACCGGAACCAGGCGGCGACAGCTAAGGGCATTGCCGATGTGATTGTGCAGCTTGCGGAGATTCGTAAGGAGCAGGAGAATACGGCTAGCATGTTGCATCTCGTCCTGTCTGAACGTGCTGATATGCGTAAGGATATTGGGGGTATTCGGGGTGATATACGGCATGCGCGTGAGTTGGCTGACGCTGTGGATGCTCGGGTGCGGTCTTTGGAGGCGCGCCGGGGTTAGGGCTGGTATGCGGTTTCGGGGTCGATTTCTTCGCCGCCTACCGCGTTTTTGAATGCTAGTCCTTCGCGGGTGCAGTGTTCGTCGGGTGCATGGTATACGTCGGTGACGCTGCATGCGTATTCGTAGATGGCGCGTGCGATTCCTTCGCCGCGTCGGTCTTCGTTTACCTCTATTTGCATGATTTGTCCGGTGTTGATGTCTAGGTACATTTCGCCGATTAGTTGGCCGTTTTCGTGGGCTTCGAAGATGTTCATGATTTCGGTTTCTTCGTAGTAGGTGCCTTGGCGGTTGGTGATTTCCATTTTTGGTTTTCCTTTCGTTCCCTATATCTAATACTATACGCCTTGTATAGTATGGGTACAAGCCAATACACCTATAAACCCAAGTGAACTATCACACAAAAGGAGGTGGGGCCTATGGCCTACGAACTGATTACAAAATACGACGCGCTACGGTTCACACCAAAAGCGCTAGTCCAGTCCGTTTTCGGATACCCCCGTGTAATTACCAACGTAACTATTCATTGGTGGGGACGCCCAGAATGGAAGCAGAAGTTTGAGGACGTAATCAGGTTCTTCTGCGAACTTAACAGCACGCAGACTAGCGCGCACGAGGTCATCTCTGACGGCCTGGTGGCGTGCCTCGTGGATCACACTAACGCCGCGTGGGCGAACGGCAACGCCAAAGGCAACGCGCAGTCAATCACCCTGGAATGCAACCCGCGCATGTCTGCGGGCGATTTCGAGACGGTCTGTGAGCGCGTCGCCGATATTTGGATTATGCACGAGCAGGTTCTACCGGTCACGGAGCACCGGGACTGGTTCGCCACCGAGTGCTGCGGCACCTACCGCAAGGGCGAGGTAGCGGCCCGCGCCCTGCAAATCTACGAGGCCAAAAAGGGCAAGACCGCTATCACTAAGGTTGCCGAGAAGGCGACCCAACCCAAGGGAAAGGACGATAAGAGTATGGCTGACGCTATTAGCGAGCTGCGGGACAGCTGGGCACCCGGCATTGAGCATGTGCGCCATCACGGCGCTAACTGGA